AATAGAATGAGAGTCTATGATAATTCTTTAACACCTCAAGAGCCATTGCAACCAGACTTCAAAGTAAGTACAATAGAGTATCAAGTTGAGAATGGTCAAAAGTTTAGGCTTGGTGATACGGATGAATACTTTTGGAAAACCAAAGATGAATGATAGAGTTTGCTTTAGTCTATATGATAGGCACAATAATTATTAATCAAGACCAAACATTTCCCAATGTTAATGACTGCCTGTATTTTGCTAGACGATTAAACGAACAACCAGAGATTCCATACCCCAATGACAAGACAAGAAAGATCACAGCCTATTGTAAGCCCGTGCCTAAACGTCTGCAAAATTAAAAAAAATATTTGTATAGGGTGTTATCGAACGCTTGACGAGATATCCGTATGGTCAACGCTGTCAGACGAAAAACGTGACGAAATTATGGAATCTGTTAAAAAACGAGGCTCTCAGATGCCCCAGAATCGTTGAAACAAAACGCTATGGTATGATTACTACCAAGAATAACCTTCTTTTTTCTACATTTAGATTAAATACCCTAGCGTGAATTCACGCTATTTTAGCAATAATATCTTTCATGTTTGCCTAGTTTTTTATTATTGAGAAGGAATGTATAACTAATAATAGAAAAGGAGTACTAAATGTTATCAAAATGGTTTTACAAATTTAAAATAGGAAGAACAATTACAGCTTTACATAGTTTGGATGATGCCACACTAAAGGACATAGGAATACATAGATCAAATATTAGATCTCATGCTTACGAAGTTTTTGAAAATGAAAAGCCAGAAGAAGATCCGTTGACAGAATTACATAATTTATATGTAAGATCTACTTACTAACCGACTTCGCCCCAATTGTTGCCAAGTTCTGCGTCAACTTCAAAAGGTACGTTTAGACCAGAGACACAGTTGGACATGATATCAACAATCTTGTCTACCTGTTCTTGGCTTTCAATGTTGAAACATAATTCATCGTGCACTGTCAATGTAGGTGTAAGACCTGCTGCATGACAATCGACCATTGCCTTTTTAGTTTGGTCAGCACTAGACCCTTGAATCAATCTATTCAAAGCTTTGTATGTAAAAGCTCTTTTTATATTTGTGTATTGCTTTATAGCTTCATCCATTGGTAATGCTTTTTTGTAACCAAATCCTTTAGGCTCCCACATATCAAACCTACATTTTCTTCCAAGCTGAGTTCTTATCGCTCCTTTGTTTGATGCGTAAGAAGAAACCCTGTTAGCCAAGTCTCTAACAAAAGGAACTTTATCATTATATTTTTGTAACAAGGCCACGGCCTCATCCTCTGTTATAGATAATGTATCAGCAAGTTTCTTTTTACCCATACCATACATAATTCCAAGATTAACTGTCTTAGCTTCTTTCCTGTTTATGTTTGCCATGTCAGCTACCATTTGATGAAAGTCTGCTTTACCTTCTTTATACATCGCTACAACATCGTCAATTAACGGGTGTCGTAGATCCCCTGTTGAATTAGCACAGTAATGAGCCAACCATCTAGGTTCTTGTGAAGCATAGTCAAACGACCCCCATTTGGTTCCTTCCTCTGGAATAAACAATCCCCGGATTGCTTTTTTAATATCAGGGTCTCTTGCAGGAATTTGTTGTAAATTCGGATTGCTAGAACTAAACCTACCTGTTACAGTACCCCCATCGTCAGTTCTCAAAGGATGAAAGTCACAATGAATTCTACCATTATGGGCATGATTAAGAATAGTCTCAACAAATGTCGTATTTGCTTTATTAAGTTCTCGTATCTTGGCAATCTTATTCGCAATGGGATGAGGATGATTCGTCAAAAATTGTTTTGTGAACATGGGAGACCCAGACTTTTCTGTGCGAGAATACTCCAACCCAAGAAAGTCAAAGGTCTTTGCTATAGATGTGGCGACCCAAGGTTCAATCATAACCCCGGTATCTTTGGATATCTCTTGAAGTAATTTCTTTTCTTCTTTAGCCATAATTTTTTTAACTTGTTCGGCCTTGTCAATATCAACCCTGACCCCTCTTGTTTTCATTTCAAAAATAACAGGTAGTAACTCAGACTCTAATTCAAAGATAGATGTGCATTCTTCTTTTTCTAGTTTAATACTCAAGTGGTCATACAAACGTAATGTCACGGCTGCATCTTGTTCTGCATAAGCACCAACATATCGTGAAGGTAGCTTGTACATCTCTGATTTAGGATCAACACCAAACTCAGCTGCAGCAGCTCTCAGTATTTTTTCACTTTTAGATTCATTTAAATAATCTTTTGCTAAAGAATTTAAGTTATAAAATCGTCTGTTCTCATCAACTAAAGGAGCAGCAATCATGGTATCTATTATCTTACCTTGTACTTCAATACCTTCTGCTCTTAACCAACCAAGATCATACATAGCATTATGAAATACTTTCGGTATGTCTGGTGTGGCCATTTGTTTCTTTAACCAATTGAAAACAATACGTTTATCCATGTTCCCTGCCGCATGACGAATAGGATAGTATCCATGAAACTCTCCTGCAGCAACAGCTATGCCAATTATATGGCCGTCATTTCTACACCAACCAGGTCCAAGCTTAATTAGATTCGGATCTTTTGTTTCTAAGTCAACAGCAATTCGTGTAGCTTTTGTAAGATCAGGAAATGTATTAGGGGGCGACCAATCTGAATCTGACTTACCCCAAGCTATGTCTCCAATGTCTTGTTCCAATAAATGATATTGGTGATTATCAATTTTCGTCATTAACTATTTCTCCACCTAGTGCAGCGTACCCAATAATATCTGTCCAAGAATCGTCCTTTGAAATATCCTCGGCAAGTCTAGCAACTTTAACACCGATCATACAAGCAACAACTTCCTCTGGAGATATAGGTTCATTTAGTTTCTTCTCTAATAGAATGCTCCAAATATCCGCAATTCTCTTATGATTCTTTCTAGCTGGACCATACTCCTTCGCCCTCTGACCATTGATTAATCCTTCAGCTTCTTTTAAAAAATATTCTCTGTCTTTAGATTTTGTAGCCACTTTTATTCCCTCTTTCGATTACATGTAGTTGTTTTCTAGCACGAGTTGCCCCTACATAGAACACTCTATGTTCGCTATCTTCGTCCCCTTTTTCTTGAATTATTTTTGGTGTCTCTAGTAATAAGGCTACGTTATCCGCCTCGCCACCTTTTGATCTGTGAATGGTCGATATCCGAATCCTCGGAGTCCCTACCAGAATGGATTCTCCTCTCCTCAGAGCCGATGTTATATAAATCCTCTGTTGCTCCGTCACATTCAGAACATCCCACCAACTCATACTCTTGTTTAGATTCAACTTTAAATCTAAATTTCTCTCTAACAAATCGTCTAGTGTGTACCTTCGTGTGGAATCCAAAAGTTCTATTTGTTTCTTGCCACCATGACCAATGATGTCTTTTGCCGTTTTCTTTGAGAAAGCCACTAATTCTTGAACACTCACAGATTTGTCTTTGCATAATTTTACCCATACCTCGATGCTGTTAATGATGTCTTGTGAAACAGACCAACCAGATCCTTCCCGCCAGAATATGAAACCTTGTCTTTTAAGGTCTTCTGAAACTTCTGTAAGTATTCTGTTCGTTCGAGCAAGGACGTACCACTCTCCGGTTGTAAAGTCTAAGTCCATTATATCATAATGAAACCTTAAAACACCTTCCTCTTCACGAGGTTGCCAATCTTTTTTTTGTCTGATACCAACATTAGAAATTATCTGACTAGCAAAGTTATGAACTAACTTAGGAACTCTGTAAGATTTATCTAAAATAATTTTATTTTCGCAAGAGTATAAAAAGTCTCTTACATCGGCACCTGCCCAATTAAATATACATTGATCATCGTCCCCTGCATAATAAGCTTTCTTTGAGTTGGGTAACAAACATTCCTTAATCATTCTCCATTGTATGGGAGATAGATCCTGTGCTTCATCGACAATTAACAAATCTAGGTCTGGTCCTGTGCCCATCTCCAAAAACTTTAAAAGCATGTCTGTAAAATCTATCTTACCTTTTTTATTTTTAAAATCTCCATAGGCTTTTTCAACGACAGTAACGTAGTCTCTGTGTAAAGTTGTATCATTGAACTCGTCAAACTCTTTTAATAATTCTGTCCCTTTTAATTTAGACAAATGCATAACATGAAAATATCTGTCTCCGTCACTTGTACCGGGTGTAAACAAGTCGCCTTCTTCTATATTTATTTTTTCTTCTTTGTTGAATTTAACACCTAATTTTAAGGCTAAAAATCTCATATCAGCAGGTTTAATTAAGTCCTCTGATTTCATACCTGTCCAACGGAAGGCTAAAGAATGAAGAGTTCTAAAATGCGGGAAGTGTTTTGAATCTAAATTAAATTTCATACAGGCTCTGTCAATAGCCTCTTGAGCAGCTTTTCTTGTAAAAGATAAGAAAGCTATTCTCTCTGGCTGAATACCATCAGCGATAGCATCCTCAATTATCTGTAATAATTTAGTTGTTTTCCCTGTTCCAGGAGGTCCAAATATCGCTGTTTCATTATTTTGGGTCAATACATAATCCTTTTGCATCTATCTTTATAGCTTTTGGATACATTCTCCATAACTCTTCTTTCAGATAAGTCTCAATCATGTTCTTATCCGCTCTACATTCTTCTCTGCTTTTAAATGGTACTTGTGGATTGTAGAAATTACATATGGTTTTTCCGCCTAAATGTGGTGGCTTATCCACTAACACAATACAAAAAGCTATTAGTAATCCGGTCAAAACGGCACCTCCTCTTCTATAACTACATCAGGTATTTCAACTTTTTCTTTCATGTCGGGAACCCACCAAACTCGAATTGTTTTCCAACCACCTGTAGTTGTTTTAAAAGATTTTGCATCACTACATTTATCTCCTAAATTTATTTCTTTTATTCTTTCTTGTATTTGTCCCTTGGAATAATGTGTAAAATTCTTTTGTTTTAAAAATTCTACAAAAGAATCTATCTTGAAATAAACATTATCTTCCATTACCCAAGGTTTACCTAATAATAATTCTTCGGCTGATGCAGCTTGAACCCTACCATGACAAAATGATTCCATTAAATCCAAGAACTGACCTTTATATGTCAACTCCTCTGGAACCTCTATTTCATTAGCCTCTGACAACAAACCATTAATTAATATTTGCCAAGCATCTTCTTTGACTCTCGGTGGCATAAAATTTTGTTGTTCAAGACAGGCTATCTGAAA